ATACAAAGAAAAATTTGCATCTGTGCAGTAGGTTTATGGTTTGTTTTTTGTCCTTGGTCCTTTTATGTCAAAACCATCAAATGCATGGCATTTAGAACACTGACTTTGTTCAGCAAAAGATTGTTAAAAAATAAGACAGTAATGTCCGGAGCAGTTTTTTATAATGAAATAAATAATTTTGCGGTATTTGTAGCGCCTGTGCAAGAGGAAATAATCAAACGTATACCTTATATAGGTTATACTTTTAAATATTTTGAATTTGGTTTATATTTGTTTACCCAAACTATGTTGGGGAGAGATCCAGTAAAAGTTGCTGCATTGAGGTTGATACCTTTGTTAATGCACAGATATACTGAAAAGCAAAATTTTTTTATTGCTATACTATTACATGCCCTGTATAATTTAATGAGTGTTTATGTCGATGGAGCCGTGAATGAGTGGCTAGGGCCTGAAAATACAAGCTTTGTAGAATACTTGGAATTACTAATGAGCAAAAGCACTACTAAAATCGATGGTGTGGACGTGAAAGTGATTGGGAAAATTTTTACGGATAATATAAGAACGATACTAAAAGTGAGAAATGAGCAGTCCTTGATTATGGCGGGCCTTTCTGGTGTCAGTTCAAACATTTTGATCTGGGTTAAATTAACAATGTTGAACTGTTATCAATTCTTAGTAGGAAAATCAGTAGTACAGCAAATTTTACAAAAACAATCTGAGCATATCTCCTACATTTTCTCATTGTTGGGAACACAGAGAATAACAGGAAAATTGTATTCTTTGAGAAATTGTGAGGAAATTCCGATCAAAACTCTTAAGAAATCAGCAAAGATGGTAGAAACACGAGATGTGGATAAAAAATTGCAGTGGGAAAACAGAGGACGTCATTGTCAGTATGCCTTTAATAATGGTAAATATTCCCCGATGGCTTATGCAAGTAATTATCATAATGAAAAAATAGCAGTTCAAGCCAGAATACTAACTGACACCCCTGAACCTGTAGAAGTGAAAAATTGTATAAAATTTTTGAAGGACCCGATAAATCATAAGTTGCTATTCCCACGACTACATAAGGTAAAATCCGTATCTTGGGAGAATTATATTAAAAATTCTAATGCAAGCCCTGCTGTTAAAAAGATACTGAATAATACGAAAGTGAAATTAGATGAGCAAGGAATAGATGAAAATAGCAATTTGAACAAGCAACAATTGTATAATTTTACCATACGGAAATCCTTTGTGAAGGTAGAAAACAATAATTATGAAACACCTGTAGGTTGTAAAATTAAAGCACCAAGATTAATTTCTGGGGCTCAACCCGAATTCATTTGTTTAGTGGGACCATGGATAATGTCACTACAAGCCATAATTAAGCGAAGATGGTCGAAAAACTTTTTCATATATTTTTCCAGTGGAGCAGATGCTAAGGAATTGGCTGATTATATTACTTCTGAACTTGATTGGGATGTGGGAGAAGATGATATAGATACCTATGATGGTTCGATAGGAGAAGATTGGGGAGAATTTGAGGCATGGTTGTGTGAGATGTTTGAAGCTCCCCATGCCATTTTGCAATTGATTAAAGCCAATATTAAGACCCACGGTTATACTATGCACGGAATTAAATATAAAGTGAGAGGCACCAGGAAAAGTGGAGATCCTTTTACTACATTATTTAATTCAATAATTAATGCACTATCACATATTTATTTATATTGTAAAATTAGAAATTTATCATTGACACAAGTGATGCTTGAATTGAAAATGATAGTTGCAGGTGACGATAATGTTTTCACTCATAAGAAACCCCAAGTGAATTTTAATGAAGGTATGCGAACATTAGGTTTTTCAAGTAAATGTAGTTATAAACCTTTAGTGCATATTGAATTTTGTTCCAACAGACTCTATTCAACTAGTGGCGGTTGGTGTTTCGCTCCCAAGATTGGAAAAGTTTTGCTCAAATTTGGCTATCTGGTTAACCCGCCCGTCAATGTATCACAAAAATCCATGTTGCGAGGCATTTGTTTAGGGTTAAAGCAAAGTTGTTGTTTTCTGAAACCTCTAATGAGTGTTATAGATCGAGTGTTATTCCTTACTGAAGGAGCTGAAGCATATTATCAGAGAGATGAAATACATAAATTTAAATTAAAACAAAAATTATATTTTACTAATGACACACTAAGTGATTTAGAACAAGTGTATGGGTGGGATTCAATCAAACAAATAGAATGGGACAATTTTATTAATTATTTACAACTGGGAGATTTGATGGATCATCCTTATGCAGCATTATTTTTTGATAAAGATACCAATGGACCCAAATTAATATTTCCTGAGGCCAGTAAGGAAATTAAACAGGTGATACCTCCAATCCGCTGCAACAGCGAAAAGTTGTTTACCCATGTTACTGATCAATTAGATAGATCAATACCGAATGAGGAGAAAAACACTATGTGTGAACGAAATATCCGGTCTGAGAACCGAACTGTTAGTCAGGATCCCGAAGCTGTAGGCAGCTTAAATACAAAAATGTTACATATTTTAAAAAAAA